CATCTGGTGCATGAAATATCCTATCCATCACATTTCCTTTGCTTTCTTTAACGCTGAACGCACTTTACTGGGAAGAAGAGTCCACAAGGCGATTTTTTGCTCGTTATCTAGGTTCTCTTCATCCAACTTAACCAAGGCTGCCCTTGGATCACCTTGCTCACACATGGCAATCAATTCTATTGCCACTTCTTCAAGATACCTTAGTTCATCAATGGGAATGTTATCTTGTGCACCCTGAGTAGGCGTAATTACTACTGATCTGCCTTCTTCGGGTAGGTCTTCACCCGCATAGATGTACAGAGAGAGGCCATGCAAGGCTAGAGCTTTGGTCATGCACCTCATAATGGCTGTATTGATTGCAAAAGCATCAGGATTAGGGATAGCCTTGTTCCGATAGTCCATCACAGGCAACTGGCAAGTCATGGGCTTTTTAAACATGGTCACTGTGACGAACACCATTGCTGTGCCATTGATGTCCATAAAGCACTTGCCATCAAACATCTCTACTTTAAAAGTAGCGTCTGCGTCAGCTTTAAGAGCCTCTGCCCAAGCCCAAGCCCATGATAGGTAGGATAGGCCATTCTTTTTCTCAACGTGCTCATTGACGTTCTTTGTCAACATCTTCGCAATTAACTCTTTGCGTTCAACCAAAAGACCTGGTTGGTTTGGATCAATTACCATATTAACTCCTGTTATATTGTTAAGGTTGAAATTTTCTCATCAATGGCAATAAGTTTTTTTATTGCATCGACACGCTTATCGTAATCAAGTACAGACTCTTCGTCATTAGTATTTACCCTAACTACTTTGCCATTTACCAACACACTTGGCATTAGATAAGTTGGCTGGTCAATACCAATGATTGACAACGATCCATAATCCTCGCCTTCTTCGCAAGGTTTAAAGTTCATTGCTCTCCAAGTACTAAAGTGAACGTAAAGACGATGCTTTTCAACATGATCTCTTAACTTTCGCTCAACAGATAACTTATAAGCAAGCCAATCTTTTTTAAACCAGATGGTTTTTTTATCTAGTCTGACATACCTTGCAAACAACTTATCTAAAAATACTCCAGTCATCTTGCTTTTTTCATAATTACCAGAATATCTAGAATGTCTTGAACCCCGCATAAATACTGGGTCTTGACCATCAGCAAAGTCTTTTTTAAGATTACAGGGCAAGCTAGAAATCCAAGGCAGCGATTCTAAAGTTTGCTCATCATAGAAACTAGATGGAACAAGGCAAGGTGTGTCTGTTCTTTGTGTCCAAAAGTAATTAGAAACATTCACGGGAGTGAACATCAACTTTTGCATATCAGCCACCGAAACCAACTGCTTTGATTTCTTTGCCTTCCATCTTCTCATGCAACATGGCAAACTTCATTTCTAAGTTAACTGTGTTGTATACCTGTTGGGCATAATTACAGATTGCTTTTGCTTGGCCTGCTTCTTGGTTTCCACTGGCAACATTAAGCATTTGCTCTAAAAGAAATGAGCGTAACTCTTTTGTATTATTTGGTGTTTTTGTAACTTCAGACATATTAACTCCTTTGATTTTCATTTAACTCTTGTTGAATAATCTCTTTTTGTTGTTCAGGGTATAAATCCTTGAACTCGATGAAGTCTGCCTCTTGGCAACAGACTATTTTATCTCCCTTGATTGTCAAGCAATAGGGGCAGTAGTGGATGTCTGAGAACTCTGACACATAGGTCTGAAATAGTGTTTTCATGTGAGACTCTCGAAAGCCATCTCCCACAGAACATCACCCGCCAGATCGGTGAGCCTATTCAACTCATCTTCTGTCAATCGTGTTCCATCCTCGTAACATCCATCTGAGAAGTAGGCATCACAGAAATCTGGATAATCTCCACTTACCACTCCATCTACTTCTAGGTCAACGACCTTTTTTCCATTAAGAATCGGCATATTTACTCCTGTTAAACGTGGGTTACTGTTTGCCCACATCCATAATGTGCCACAGGTTTTACAAATATTTATCTAGGGAAAACCCTAGTAGACAAGCATAAAAACAACAGTAATATTCTGAGCATGAAAACTGAAATACTTGAACAAAGATGCGCTGAAGCCTTGTGTGGGTACGCTCAAACAATGGCAGGCGCTTATACAACCGAACCAGAGGATTTTGATGCGGCTGTAACAGCTTTGCTTGCCAGAACGCTAGAACTTCATCTAAACCGACCAATTAACCTGGAGAACCTTTACAAATGACACAAGAATCAGTTATCAGAGCATTACAAAACGGCCCACTTACGTCCTATCAAATAGAGGATTTAACTGGCATACCAAGACTACACATTGCAGCTTGTTGCACAAAGATGCAATACAAGAAGAAGCTAAAAATCGGGAAAATTAAGATGGGTCGGTCATGGGTTTCTCAGTACACGTTAGAGCCACATATGATTGAGGCTCAAAAAGTAGAAGAGCCACGTGATCTACTAACCCCGTTTGACATTAGAAACGCTAAAGGCATCTTCACTAAGGCTGAGTATGCTTCTATGAACAATCAAGCTATTCGTTTGTTTGGCAGAAAACCAACAAATGAAATCACAAATAATCAATATATTTGATACAATGTTTTGAAACACGGCTAGGAATGGATTGATCCCCGTTCCGAAAAGAGAACTCCCCTCCTGCCGCAGTTTCTTTCTGGGAGATTTGCGGAGAAGTGCCATGCACTATTACAAGTTCAACATTGCCGACTATCGGAAAGATACAGGTCATTTATCAACCATTGAACATGGCATTTATCGCCAGTTGATTGATTGGTATTACCTTGATGAACAACCTATTCCAGAGGAAAACCAAGTGGTTATCAGGCGGTTACGTTTGGGTTCTGATGAGGTTAAATATCTTCAAAATGTACTGTCAGATTTCTTTGTTTTGGGCAAAACAGGATATACACATAAGCGCATTGAAGTAGAGATCAAAGACTACTCTGAGCAAGTAGAGAAAAATAAGAACAATGGGAAGCTAGGCGGTAGGCCAAAGAAAACCCAGTCGGTTATTTCTGGGTTGCCAGATCAAAGCCAAAATAACCCTAACCAAGAACCACTAACCATTAACCATAAACCAATTAAAGAGAACAAGCGTGGCTCACGCCTCGCCTCAGATTGGTTTCTTAGTAAATCAATGGGAGACTGGGCTACTCAGGAAAGACCAGACCTAGATGTTCGTCAGGCTGCTGAACAGTTCAAAGATTATTGGGTTGCCCAAGCAGGTCAAAAGGGCGTTAAGCTAGATTGGGATGCAACATGGCGCAATTGGATACGCAACACCAAAGCTGTTAAACCAAATCCATATGACGTTGGAAGGCTCACTGTTGCGAGAAGTAATGAGCCTGACCCTGCTTTGCTGAAGATTGAGGAAGATGCGAAAAAAGCCGCACCCATACCATTTGAGGTATTGGCTAGGATGGCTCAAATAAGGCAAAAAGCATGAGCCACCACCAAGCAATGATCCTGTTGGACAAAGTAAAAGAGGGAGTCCCTTTTCCGCTTCATCTGATAAACCAAGCCTTAGAGCTTACTGGCGACTTAGAGTAAACACCTATGGCGTACAGCAGGAAAACAATATCCAATGCAGGAGACAGAGTTATTTTGGAGAAGGCCGAAGCAAGGGAAATATACCGAACTTGGCAATCCTTGAGAGACAATGATTTTGTTCGTGCCAGGCTTGAGCGTTGCGAAAAGGTCTATGGATCAGGAGCGAGGGATCGAGTCAGGTTTTATATGCGTCAAATGAAAGAAGGACAAATTGAATGAGTTGGCACTATTTGCGGGAGCTGGAGGGGGAATCCTTGGAGGACATCTGCTCGGGTGGAGAACTGTTGCAGCCGTTGAAATCGAAGATTACCCACGCAGAGTTTTATTGCAAAGGCAAGCTGATGGACTCTTACCTAGATTCCCTATCTGGGACGACATCTGCACATTCGATGGCAAACCTTGGGCAGGAAAAGTCGATGTCATCTCGGGTGGATTTCCCTGTCAAGACATTTCAGCCGCAGGAAAGGGTGATGGACTTGATGGGGAGAGGTCAGGAATGTGGAGAGAAATGGCACGGGTGGTTGGCGAAGTACGATCCAACTACGTCTTCGTGGAAAACTCCCCAATGCTCACTACTCGAGGAGGAGTTAGAGTCATTGGAGACCTTACCCAAATGGGGTATGACTGTAAATGGACTGTTATGGGAGCAGCCGATGTTAATTCCCCACACCAGAGAGACAGAATGTGGATTGTTGGCAAATTGGCCCACACCAGTTCACAGCGAGGCCAGGCAGGGTCTACAGATTCGCAGGGAGGGCAAGAAAGGCACTCAAACAAGTCTCAGCACAGCAGTTCTGACTTGGCCTACACCAAGGACAAAGGGGATGTGTGGCGGGAGTGGGAGTTGGGATTTGTTGAACAAAAACACAACAATCGAAGAGGCTCGACTAATGGGAGCAGGGAATGGTGGTCAACTGAACCCAACGTGGGTCGAGTGGCTCATGGGGTGGCCGCTAGGGTGGACAGACTTAAAGCCATTGGAAATGGACAAGTCCCCTTGTGTGCAGCTACCGCATGGAGAATCCTAAAATGACATTTATGGTGAATTTCAAAGTAGACGCTAACCCTGTTGGCAAACAAAGGGCTAGATACGTCAAAAGGGGAAACTTTGTGCAAACTTACACCCCTGAGAAGACAAGAACCTATGAGACTTTAATCAGGGATGCGGCAATCGAGGCAATGGGTGCGTCTGAACCATTGGAAACCCCTGTGAGCCTTTATTTGTACATCAGAGTGCCAATTCCCGCATCGGCAACCAAAAAGAGACTACAAGCTATTTCTGACGGGTCAGAGAAGCCAACAAAGAAGCCTGACGCAAGCAATATCCTAAAGAGCGTAGAAGATGGCATGAATGGGGTTGTTTATCATGACGACTCGCAGATCATAAACATCCACGTTACCAAGGTTTATTCGAGTCTGCCAGGTGTTGATATTTGCGTTAAGGAGTGTTTGGAATGAGCAACCCATTTGAAATTATTGAGCCAACTTGCATCAGCTTCTCAGGAGGCAGAACATCGGCTTATATGCTTTACCGCATCCTACAGGCTCACGACATGAGCCTCCCGCCCGAAGCAATTGTGTGTTTTGCCAATACAGGCAAGGAGTGCGAGGAGACTTTAGAGTTTGTCCATGATTGTGAGACAAATTGGGGTGTCAAGATAAATTGGCTTGAGTACAAAGCCCATGAAACCCCAAAAGATAGGTTCAGAGTGGTCAATTTTGAGACGGCAAGTCGTGATGGAGAACCTTTCTTTGACTCAATCAACCAAAACGGCAAGCCATACCTGCCAAATCCAGTTGCCAGGATATGCACAATCAACATGAAGATTCGAGTTATCCACCATTATTTGAAGTCTTTGGGGTGGAAGCACAACGAAAACATGGATTGGGTGGGCATTCGGGCTGACGAACAACGAAGGGCAGCCAAGATTGACCGAAGCAGAACCCCGCTTGTGGCGGCAGGAATTACCAAGGAACACGTTGGAGCGTTTTGGAAAAGCCATGCATTTGACCTTAAGTTGCCAAACAACAATGGGGTAACGATGCATGGAAATTGCGACTTGTGCTTTTTGAAGCCAGCCCACCAGATTCAGTCCCTGATCCAAGAAAAACCCGAAAGGGCTTTGTGGTGGATGAAGATGGAAGCCCACGCCAATAGTTCCAATAAAACTTATGGAGATGGGGCAAAGTTCCGCAAAGACCGCCCAAGTTATGCAGAAATGCACAAATATGCCTTGGCACAAACAGATATGTTTGACAAAGATGAAGAAGGAATTGCTTGTTTTTGCGGAGATTAGGGTAAATCCCTATTCAAACACCTATTAAACAGGCTTAGAGTGTAATTTTTAACAGGAGTAAATTATGGAAAACAAGTACGAATTTGACACAACCGCAGGTGCGGGTAGCGAAGTGGTAACGATTGTCTATCAGTATGAACACGATGGAGAAACCAGTTACAACGAGAATATTGAGGAAATTTGGTTTGAGGGTCGCAACGTCATAGGTCTATTCTCTGACGAGCAATTCAAAGAATTAGAGATGGAGGCGGCAATGCGTTTTCAGCATCACAAGCAAACTAAAGGTCAAGAAGTGGATTTTGAGCCATGAACGAACCAACCAAAGCTATTCAATACTTAATCGACACCGCCCCTTTGTATGCAAAAGCAAAAGCGGATCGGATGTACTTGGAGGAATTCAGAAAATCCCGCAAAGCCCAACTTATGAGTCAAGCGGGAACAGAGGTTTTAGGTAAACAAGAGGTTTACGCTTATGCCCACGAAGATTATGGGGTAATCTTGAGAGGCATCAGGGAAGCCGTAGAAACCGAAGAAAAGTATCGCTGGTTAATGACGGCAGCACAAGCAAAAATCGAAGTTTGGAGAACCCAACAATATAGTGCTAGGCTTGAAATAAAAGCAACTCAATAATGCAATCAAAGAATAAAGCTAAACCTACCGCTAGTGAAAGATTGCATATTGCTAAAATAAAGTTAATGCCATGCATTATCTGTGATTCACCACCACCAAGCGAATGTCATGAGATTAACCAGGGACAGTGGTTTACATCAATGCCACTTTGTGCCGATTGTCACCGAGGTTCTCTTAATGGAATTCACGGGCAGCGTAGACTATGGAACGTCTACAAAATGGATGAATTGTCTGCTTTGAACGAAACGATCCGCAAAATATGCGAAGAGATGCCGATTAAAAGCCTTAAAAGCCCGTTTTAAGCGTTTTTTGCCTTAAATGCATCTATGTATGGCGCAAAACAAAAAAAGAGCCTGAAGCTCTTATTTGATAGACAAGAAAAAACCCACCGAAGTGGGCTTGAGGGTTTAGCGTTTCCCGCTAAGTATTCGGATAATCAGCGCAATACAAGCATAAATCATTTATTCCCCCAAATGCGGTCATTATCTCGATAACAACCACCAAACTCAAGTTCGACAGTATATATATCACACTCATAATCGTGCCACCAATTAGACTCAATATCATAACTAATTGAATGCTGGTCTAATCCTTTTTTTAATGCTTCAATAGCTTTTTCTTCAGATTCTCCAAACGCTTGAAAATCGAAACGCCATGATTCAAATCGAGCTTGATAGAATGTCATTCTTGATTCTCCGCAATGTAGTCATTGACCATGTGTTTTGCTATTTCGTACCAATTGACATCTGACAGAAAAGCCCGAGCGTAGTCCTCAATGAGGTTGCAATACTGAGGAGCGTTTGCGTTATGACCTGAAAAGATGCACTCTTCTGCGTAGTCTTTTAGTTGAAGTGAAATGTTGTAAATATCAGGTTCTGCATCATCAACACCATCAAACTCACCAACATCAATACCATCAAACACCTCAAGGTTGACCCTCCAAGTAGCATAATTAGACCACCCGTTATAAGTTTTATCGTTCATTTCAGCACTCCGTTGAATAGTTAAAGTGAGCGTTAAGCATTGCCAAGGCTTCGACAATCTTTTGGTCGAGTCCATAATGCGCGAGTGGATCAACCACAAAACGACCGCATTCGCTGAAATTGGGATTAAAAATGGTCGAACCCTCTAGCTCTATTGCATAGACGGGTTCATCGTTGACGTTGTTTATGAGAATAAAATTCATTGTTGACACCTTTTAAAAGTTAATTGATTAGATTGCACCGAGTCTACGCAAAGCCACATAATGAAGTTTTATGTGAATTGGGCGCATATGCTCAGTAGGGTTTTTGGCACTGAGAAGAATTTGCTCGGGTGTGAGCAAACGAAGGACACAAGCAAGGTATTCTCTTTTTGACATAATATTGACTCCTATTAAATTATTGGTAATCGGGTCGGAAGTGAACAATTGAATTGTCTGTTTCTCCGATAAAGTTATATCCTTGATAAAGTGCATCAATCACCAAGGGTTTGAACTTCCAAGAGGGTTGGTTGTCGTCAATATTGAACCCAAAGGAATAAATCACTTCGTAGGGAGTCGACTCTGCAAAAACTTCTTTTAGGCGAATTGGGTTAAAGTTTTCGGGATTCAGGTTGTCGGGAAGGTCTGCTTGAAAGTGCTTGTAAAGAATAGCAAGCCCTTTTTCTGAAAAACAGTTTACTTTGTACTGTTTAAAGCCTTGAACAAACTCAGGGAAGGTTACAGATTTCATTTGGTTTTCTCCTTATTTAACCAAAACATCAAAGTAAGCAAGCAAACCCACGCAAAGGGCTAAACCTACCAAAAGGGCGCTTAATATGTCTTTTTGGTTGTCGTTCATGATGTGCTCCTAATTGTTTGAATTTTTTTGCCGCCATTGGAAATTGCTTGGTTTCTAGCATTACTGTTCATTGTGTGGATAACATCAAACACCCCGTTTGGCATTTCCCAAATTTCAATTCCATCAAGGGAATCCCTAAAAGTTTTGACCTTTTCGGTAGCGTAAGCAATAGCATTTTCTTTGTTCATAGTGACACCTATTAACTAACTGTATAACGAGGGAATGATTCTAGTTTCTTGCTGTTAGCGGGTTTTCCATCAATTAGGAATTTCCAAGTAGCAAGAACTTTATCATCAGAAGATTCAAGTTCACCTGTAAAAAAACCGCCCTCAAGGACGTTATAGTGAATAACCTCAAAAGTTCCACGATAGCCCGTGAAATTGTCTAATAACTCATAATTGGAATCAAAGTCAACCAACCAAGGACAAGCAACAGGAGTGTGTTTCCCGCCTTTCCAAACCCACTCGGTTGTCATGTCACAAGTAAAGCGTTTAGTGATTCCGTGTGGATTTTGAACTTCAAGTTCTAGTTTTGTAAATTCTTGCATAGTGACACCTATTAAAAGTTTAAGAAATCTTCGTAAATTGCAGGGTATTCGTCTTTGATGTATTGGGTAGCTTCTTTAATAGCTACCTCAATGTCTGAGTCAAGGTCGAGCATATAAGAACCCTGAACATTGAGATGAATCGTTCCGTCTGTGAGAAGCTCAACAGAGACAATTCCGTCTCCGTCACAACAGTAATGACCGATAACTCCATCATCTTCGAGGTCATAGCCTCCTGCATAGAAGTCCCAAGCATCAAATTCTCTGATCTGAAAAACATTTTCGGTGGGTTCTTCGCATAGTCTTTTGTGGATAGAGGGATGCAAGTTACCGTAGTATTGACCCCTGTAAGTTTTCTCTACTACGTCACCTGTGATGAGGTTTGTATAGAGTTCTCTAATGTCGCTTACATAGACTTGTTGTTTTACCCAAGTGATTTGTTGCATATTGACACCTATTAAATTGCACTAGTTCCGCTAGTTCGGTTCTAATATAGTAACGACTCAGGAAGCACAAAAGAATAGGGACAAACCCTATGTTTTGCAAAAAAACCAACCTTTTTAGAAAAAACTTCGCCATGTCAGGAAGAAAACCAGGTAATAAAACAATTCAATTTCGCAGGAAATTAGACAACCCCAAACTGATGATTCTTCTTGCTGCAGGAAAGGGAGACATCTCCAAGGGTTTCGAGAACATATTAGCCCTTTACCAACATTTGCATTCAATAGGATATAGGGTGGATAATCCTGTCGAACAGATTGTATTGGTTACGAATAATCCCGACAACCAAACAACCCTGAACAGATGAATCTTTAGTAAGGAAGGTAAGAAGGAATACAAGGGAACAGTAAACAGTCTAGATAAATCCAAGTACTACAAAAAGGGTGCTTTGCCCTCTTGCTCACTTGTAAATGAGAATCATTCGCATTCAGATCCAAATAAGAATCATTCGCATTTAGACCTGGTAAGGGTAAACCCTGATCTGTATAGATAGACAGTCCTGGCTGCTTGTACAGTAGTAGAAACCCTGTAGGTAGAAACCCTAGTAGGGTAAACCCGTAGGTGGTGAGATGATGGGGGGGGGAGGGGGTAGGTGGGGTTGGTAGATATTTGTGGTACACCCCATCCTCCGAAAAAGTGAAATTCAACTCCAAAGGAACAAAGTGGAACAATTGAAAAGAGGAAGAGGAAGACCCAAGGGAAGCGTCAAGATGACCATACAGAGGTTTGCTGACAATCCGCCTATGGTTCTACCTAAGACAGACCATCAACGTCTAAAGGAGCTTAAAGAGCTGATGATTAGGTCTGGGGGTAAGGATGTTGCTCAGAAGGTCATAGAGATAGCCCTTAATGATGAGCATCCTCACCAGTTGGTAGCTCTAAAGATGTGTCTTGATAGGACTCTACCTGTGAGTATGTTTGAGAAGGATAAGTCTCAGAGAAGTGCTGTGACCATCTCGATTACTGGAATTGGAGTTGAGCCAATGGTAGTGGACACTAACCCTGATGCAGAAGATGTAGAGGCTAAATATGAGTAATTGGACTGTTGTTGTTAACAAGCCTGAATTCTTGGAGAAGACTGAGACTTTAGTTCCCAAGGAAAAAATAGTTGATTTGTTGATAAGCATCTTAAAAGACAAGAATTGGTCTTCTAATGCCTCTATAACGATTAAACCAACGGAAATGGGGTACTTTGATGGCAGACCTTAATTTCTCTCTCTTACCTTGGCAACAAGAAGTTTTCAAGGATTCCACGAGGTTCAAAGTAGTGGCTGCTGGGCGTAGGTGCGGTAAGTCACGTATGGCGGCAGTTACCCTGTTGATAGAAGGACTCAAGTGTCCACAAGGCTCTGCGGTGCTCTACGTTAGTCCTACTATGGGGCAGTCGAGACAGATTATCTGGGACTTATTGCTAGACCTTGGTAGGGATGTTATTACGAACTCCCACGTAAACAACCTAGACATTACCCTGATAAACGGAGCTAGGATATACGTTAGGGGTGCGGATAGACCTGATACCCTTCGTGGAGTCTCTTTAACTTACGCTGTACTAGACGAGGTAGCAGACATCAAACCAGAGGCTTGGGAACAGGTTATACGGGCTTCTCTGTCAGACAAGAAGGGTAGAGCACTCTTTATCGGTACTCCAAAAGGTAGGAACTGGTTTCACGATACCTTTAAGCTCGGTGAGAGTGGAGAGGACTCTGATTGGAAGAGTTGGCACTTTACTACTGCTGATAACCCTTTGATCGACCCATCTGAGATAGAAAGTGCTAAAAAGACCCTGAGTACCTTTGCTTTTAAACAAGAGTTTATGGCTTCCTTCTCTAATGCGGGGTCTGACATCTTTAAGGAAGATTGGATCAAATATGGGGTTAAGCCTAGTAAAGGTTCTTATTTCATTGCTGTTGACCTAGCGGGGTTTGAGGAAGTTGCTAAACAAGCGGGTAACGCTAAGAAAAGACTAGATGAGTCTGCCATCGCAGTTGTTTATGTAACAGAGGATGGGAAGTGGTTTGTTGAGAAGATTATCCACGGAAGATGGGATATTAGAACGACTGCTG